CGTTTAAAGGGAACTATTGGCAAAGAATCTGATCGTCGTCAGGCAGAACGTACCGCTGCTGAAGATCGAAGGGTTCGTCGTGGAGATTTGACCGATCAAGAGATCAATCAGCGTATTTCACGTCGTGTTCGGGAAGCTCGCCCAGAAGAAGGACTGCAAGGAGGCAAACGATTCGATCGTGACGTCGAATTGGCTTCAGCATTGACTCAGGAGATGGAAGGACGCCGTGCACGTGGCAAACGAGGTGGTCCTGAAGCTGCTGCGATGATCAATGACGCAAAAGCTGCTCGTGAAGCTTCTGAAATTCGCAATAAGTTCGGCGGACTGCCTAGACAGCTTGCAGATGCTGATATTGGGCGTATTAACGAGATTCGTAGCCTTGGTGGAGCAATGCCTTTCGCCAGTCACGACGCTGTTGGCAATTTCCAAGTCGTACAAGCTGTAAATCCCTCTGAATTCGGTACAGCCATCCCTCTAACCGACAAAGACGGTCGAGTGCGTGAGTATTACGGATATGAGGACTCAAGCCTGGTCCAGCTTGGCGAAGTGAACGTCGATTCAAGCGATCAGATGCTGAATGCTCCAAAACCCACTCCTGGACAGGATTTTATTAGCCGTAACCTCCCTGCTTATGGACGTGAAGGCGGAACTACCTTCGGATTCCCTCAAGTAGGCATCAATGATGAGATGGCACTGCTTGGTGACCGCATTCGTGGGTTGAAAGGCTACGGATATGAAAATATCGGTAATCCAAGGACCCTGGCTGACTTCGATGAAGCTATGGGTGCAATTATTGCTCGTGGTCAAAGTCAAGGCGATACATTCTTCCGTTTCGACCCCGAAACACGTAAAACCGTTGGAGTAGCCGAGCCAGCAGTTGAAGACGTGCTCTATAAGCTCGGATACAGCGATTCGGAGAGTTCACGGCTAGCAAACGCCCTGTATCAAGGCGAAGCTGCATCAAAAGTCGATATTAATCAAGCAGATAAGCAAGCTTTTGCTGGACGTCAAGATCGAGCAGTAAATCAGCGTGATGATCTGAAAATGAACGTTGGTGAGATGCGTCCAGACGGCGGATCCGCTCTTCAGAAGATTAAGAACGAAAAAGTGGGTCGTGGCAAGCAAGCCAAGAGCGTACGAGCTGGACTGGCTGGTATTAGCGAAGAAGCACTGGTTCGGTCGCTCCGTGACAGCGGGAAGCTGCTTGATGAGAACGGAAACCTGATGCCAGACGCCAAGCAGATGATTGAAGGTGCACGTATGGCAAGGGAAGATGCACAACGTCCTCTGATCGGTGCCCTGGCAAACGAAGGAGCTCCTAGGGCTGCCTTTATTAGGGGTAAAGACCGTGGACGTGGTGAAGCGGCTCTTGCACGTCAGTACGGCGCTAGCCAGGCTGCAGCAGCTGCAGGAGTTGAGCAACGGTATCTGGCAGATCGAGCCAAGCGAGAAGCAGCGGTAATGGGTCAAACACCCTTCCGTAACAACATGGATGATCAATTCTTTGCCGAGGCGAGAAACCGGATTGAATCTGGTACCAACCCACAGCCCACTCAGCAGGCACCAGTAGCACCGTCTATTGCACCTGATCCTGGAGTTCCTACTGGCAATCAACCGGCACCGATGTCTGATGCTGGCGGCCCAATGCCAGAAGATATGCGTCGAGAGCTGTTCAGCCTGGATGGTCCTAATCAAGGACCTGAGCCAAGTACTCGTAATTACATGAGTGCACCTGAAGGTCCATCTTCTATTGCAGGAAGACGTAAGAAGAACAGAGAGAACTTCCGGAATCGTGCATACCGTAATATTGCAATGAGGGACGCTGGTGTAGTTAGCGGAGCAGTCTTAGCCTCAGTACTGGGACTAGATGCGCTTACAGACAATGAACAGCAGGAGGCAGTCTGATGGAATTCTCAAAGGAATCACTTCAACAAGGTCAAGCTAATCGTGATGCTTCTGTAGAAACGCCTGAAACTTTTGCAACTATTGAGGGTGCAAGTCAGCCCAGGGGTGGCACAGAGCTATCAAAAGGAAATAGCCGGATGGCTGGTGAAATGGGCGCTCGTGCACTAGAGCTGATGAACAATCCAAATGAACAAGTCCGTGTTCAGAACTGGATGTCTAGGTTCGGAATGACCAATCAAGGTATGCAATGGAACCAAGCTAAAATGGGAATACCGCCACAGCAATAAAGTAAGAAGATGGCATTACCTGCAGCACTTGCAATCCCGGCGTTGGGAGTAAAACTGAAAGCAGCACTTGCAGCCTTAAAGGGTGGTGCAATGGTTGGAAAAGCCGCTAAGGCTGGAATGGGTACATATAAAGCTTTGTCGAAAGCTGGTCTACCTAAAGGTGTTGCACGATTTGCTGGAGATAAGGTAAGCAAGATTGGGCGGGGTTTAACAGCAGAAGGATTCAAGAAAAACCTTGGCATTCCTATGACGAAAGGAGATATTGCAATGACAGTTGCTCCTGACTTGTTGTTCGGTGGATTGGCTGCAGCTACAACAGAAGGAGATATTGTTGATAAAGCACTGGCTGGTGCAGGCTCTGCAGTTGGTGGTATTGCAGGTGGTATTGGATTACGTGGTGTTTTAGGACCTAAGTCAGGACTAGGAGTTCTTGGCACTGAAATGATTGGCGGTATTGTTGGTGACCAAGTTGGTTACGGCGCTGCTGAAGCACTTATTCGTGCCAAGCACGGTGGAATGACACCTGCTGAGCAACAAATGGCTGCTGCAGACGAAGCCTACAGACGGCAGCTATACGATCAGTTTCTTGCTGAACAAGGGTTGGCGTGATGATTGGTCTTAATCGCCTACAAGACGCACGTGAATATTTGAGGCGTGTACGTACCGGTGCCTCAGAGGCATTTGGATTAGGGAAGGAAGACTTCCGTGAAGCCTTGAAGCGTGGATACGCTGCTGAAGGTAGAGAGACCGACGCTAGTAAAATCGACCAGATGATGGGTTCGAATAGAACCATCACAATGGCGCGTGAACTGATGGGTATTGCAAACCCAGCACAAGTTCAAGCTCGTAATGAGATGGGTATTGGATTGTCACCTGATCCTGCAACACGTGATGGGCAAGTACTGGGAACACTTGCTTCGGATGTCGTACAAGATCGCGGACGAAGCATTTGGTGGTTACTCAATGCTCCACAAGCTGCAGCAAACGTTACACAGGAAGCACTCTTAGGGAAGGTTGCTCCAGGGCTGTATGCAGCAGATATTCAATTAGACGCTAGCGGTAACCCAATTACATCGGTACGAGCCGCTAAGAATGCAGGATTACTGGGTCCAACAAACAAACCACTTGCAGGTGTAACTACAAGTTACGAAGATGTTGGCGAACGTGTCAACGGTAAGCCAATCAAGTCAAAGGTTTACAGGAAGCGTAAGTATGCGCCTGGCATGGTCGAGGCACTTGCTATCCCTTCAGGTCTGGCAGTCAATGCAGGCGTAGGACTGCTAAATCCCTTTGGTGGTGCAGAAGGTTATAAAGCAGTAATCCCTAGTGATGAGGATCCCAGCAAGACTGATAATGCTGTCGCTGAAGTCGCTGCTAAGTACCTGCTAGGTAGGACAGGTGGTCTGTTGCCTTGGGATGAGTTCAAGAAAGTACGTCCCGATGTCTCTAAAGACGAATACATGCGATATAAAGCATTTAAGTTTGACAACGAGGGTGACGCCAATCCATTTGATGATGGACAGATTGTGCTTCCAACAGGGGTTATTAAGGCAACTACAGAAGGTATTCACGGTCCTGAGATTCAGTTCTTAGGTAAGAGCCTTCCCCTCGCTACAGCAGTGATGCCTACAGCTGCAGCAATCCTTGGCACGGCATATGGAGCACGGGGCGGTCCTCGTCGTGGACTTGCTGTAGGACTTGGTTCAGCCCTAGGTGCAATGGGTATCGGAAACGCAATTGAGGAAGAACGCCGTCGTCGTAATGCTCTTGAAAACCAAATTGATACAATCAATTAGTAAGGATTAAATACAATGAGATTCGCCGGTACTCGTATTGAAGGTTTTCTAGGAGATAAGCCCAATTACGGTGCACTTGCATCTGGAGCAGATTCTTTAAAAAGTAAAGAAAGCCAAGCTGCTACAGGGTTGATGGGTAAAACAGCAGCGGCTGGCATCTCAGCAGCTGGTCAAGTAAAAGGAGCAGAAATTACAGGAGCAGCACAACAGGCGATGGCTAGTGCACAAAGCCAAGCTGCAATGATGGGAATGTTTGGTCAGATTGCAGGTGCTGGTATTGGTGCTGCTGGTAAAGCAGGACTTTTTGGTGGTGGATCGGCAACACCAACAAATATGGATTTTAATAAATACACAAGCGCGTTTAACAACAACACTGACATATTTAACGGTATGAGTCCAGGGGAGTTTTATACCCAGGATATTGGTTGGAATATTGGTGGGTAAAATAGAAAAAGATTGATTATTAGAGCTATGAGATTTGCAGCAAGCAGTGGTCGAAATATTCCGGACTTTACACCTCAAGGTCTTAAGTCTGCTGGTGTAACAACTAATGCTGGGTCAGCTGCTGATGCAGTAAGTGTTGGTTCTATCTATGGTGCACTAAGAGACAGTGCTCCTGACTATGACAAGATTGCTGCCACTGCTGCTACAAATCGTGCACAAGAGCGTGTAGCTGCGATGAATGCAGAAGCAACAATGACACAAGCTGGTATCAGTGCTGCTGGAAATGTAAAGGCGGCTGAGGAGCAAGCCAAAGCTATGCGAGCTCAAGCAAGTGCTACTAAAAAAGCTGGGATGTTTAGTGCCATTGGTAGCATTGCTTCTGCTGGAATTGGATTACTTGCTGCCTCAGATGAGGATACAAAACATACTATTGATGAGCTGGAGTACGCCTGCGACATCCTTCGTGAACTGCGTCCTGTGACCTTCTTCTACAAGGAAGAGTACAGCGCACACCCTGAGCGTATGCATTACGGCTTTATTGCCCAGGAATATCAAAAGGTTATGCCTGACGCTACTTATGTTGATGGTGCTACAAACAAGTTGTGCATTGACCCTATTGAGCTGATTTCAATTCTTGTGCGAGCCAATCAAGAGCTTCAGTCACGTGTCACTCGTCTAGAAGCAAAACAAGCTTTAGTGTCTGTGTAAAATAGAAAAAGGATTTAGTCGTTAGTTATGGCCGAAAGAAATTGGTACGACGATGTTATGGGATTCTTTGGGCAGGATGCCAAAAGTGTCATCGAAGGTCGTACGCCAAGTGCAGTAACTGGAAAAGTAGAAGCAGGTTTTGGTGACTGGCTGGCTGGTCGTAGTCCAGCTGAGCTTAATGCTGCTTACGAGCAAATGCAAACGACAACACGTCGTACGGGAGGAAAGAATACGTTGAAAGGTAGTCAATATACAGCTACTGAGTTAGGTGTAGACCCTGACAACACAAGTAAAAATGAAGTTCTTTCTGCTATTCGTCGTCTTCAAAGAAAAGAGTCAGATGACGCAAGTACTAAAGCATGGGAACGCTCACTCAAACCATTGGAGCTGCAATTAGCGCAACAAAGCAAAGCAGCAGATAGGACACACAGTCTGGCTCTGATGCAGATGGCAGATAACAAAGATGCTAGAGCCTCAGAACTCGCATATCAAAAGATGCGCGATCGTAGAGCTGATATGGAATACAACGAGCGTATGGAGCGTCTTGACCGTAAGGATCGCCAGGCAATGATGCAGAACTTAGCTGCAGGACTCGCCTCACTTGGTGCAGCCTTTGCTCTCTAATTAACTATTGCGATTCTGCCACTCTTGTAAAGCTTGCTGAGCATACGCCAGACGCTGCTGAGTATTTGCTGTGGCTTTAGCAGGACGCAAGTAGTTGTTTTGGAATGAAGTAACAGCAGTATTTAAATCACCAATCTGACGGTAACTTTCATCGTTCATGCCACCAGTCCAGTGGTTACCTGCTTTGCCCTGCATTTCGTGAAGCATAAAACCAGAGTTTGCTTCAAATGATTTAGGGTCTAGACCTTGTGAAGCAGCCCAGTTTTCAAAATTGTCACGACGATTAGAACCACCTGCATTAGTCCACTGGAACACACCTGCCCCTTTTGTACCATATGCATTAGGCTCAAACTCTTCGTATGCCGTAAAGTTCGCACTTTCATATTGAGCATTACCAACAATACCTGCTGCCTGAACAGGAGTGTATCCCTGCTTAGTAAGCGTGCTCATATATTGCATTGCCGTTTCTTGACCGCCACCGCTTGTACCAGCAGCGCTGTTTACTTTCCCAGATCCGTTACCTCCTGTGTTCCCAGTAGGATTAGTGGGGTTAGAAGTTTCAGTAGTAGTTCCATATTCGTCAGCTTGTTTTCTAAGTTCGGCAGCTTTATCGTTTTGTTTTTTAATCTGTTCGTCGTACCAACTATCTTCAGATCCAACCTCACGCTTTGTACGTTTCTCTCCAGCGAATGAGCCAGCCGTACTAAACATTTTTCCGGCAGTAGCTAAAGCACCTGCTTTACGCTTAGCTTGTTTCAGTTCACCCTGAGCCTTAACTTTAGTTTTGTACGCTTTAACTTCACCAGCAGCTTGAATACCAGTCTTAGTAACAGCCGCTTCTGCTTTGATAGCAGCTTGTTTTTCTTTAGAACGGATAGTTGCAGCTGTTTCTGCAAGCTTGCCGTAATTAGGTGAGTTACGTCGAGCAGCAGCAAAGCTACGGACCATATCGTCTGCAGCAGATTTACCAGCTTGCGCGAAGTTGCTTGACCTGCCGATACTATTAAACATACCACGAAAAACGCATTAACTATATTGTAGGTAAAATGTAGAATAGGATTATTAGCGCATTATTTAAGTAATGGCAAAGAACAAGGACAAGGACAAATTTGATTTCGACTCAAGCGTTGCCAATATCGGTATAAATGCTATTACTTCGGCATCACAAGGTGTTAACGAAATTTACGATAATCAGACTGAAGATAAAACATCTGATCCTGATGCAAAGACACCGACAGTCCCAGAAGCAGCAAGTACTGGAATGTTCAATTTTCAGTCCATAATGGACGACTTTTATAAGTCAGAACCAGAAGCTGGAACCGACCAAGCATTGATGAAAAGTGCGTTTCAGGGCAATATGATTCAGTCCGCACTGGACTCTCAGTTAGCACAACAACTGGGTGCTTTTAATGCTGGACTTGCCCAAACAAATATGCGAGCTCAGGCAGATCTTGAGCAGCGCAATCAGGCTGCTCTGATGAAAGATGAGTTTGCCTATGGAATGGCACAAATGGATGCTCAATTCAAATATCAGAATTCATTTGCTAATGCTCAGCACGACCGTGATTTAGGAATGGTCAGTGCAACGGGAGAGCAGACTCGACTTAATACAAGAGAGCAAGGTACACAAGATAGGTTGGGCGTAATTACACAAGGTGAGCAGCAACGTTTAATAGACGCTCAAAACAATAAGTCCAAAGAAGCAATTGCAACAGGTGATTACGACGCTCGTCGAGATGTAGCCACAACACAAGCTGAAGCATCTAAAGATGTAGCTGAGACACGTGCCGGTGCTGACACTACAGTTGCAGAAACAGCAGCAGGTGCTAGTAAAGAAGTAGCTAAGACAAGAGCTGGTGCAGACACAACAGTTGCTTCTACACAAGCTAAAGCACAAACAGATGTAGCCACAACTCAGTTAGAAGGTAGTAAGTATTCAGCTAAGCAAGCAGCTGATGCATCTAAGTACGGAGCAGATAAAACCGTCGATGTTGCTAAAGTTAATGCACAAGGCACCATTGATAACACACGCGCTACTGGTGATGAGACGCGGAAAACACAAGACAATGAAACCCGTTTGAAAGCCAAAGACCGAGCCAATATGCATATGTATGCACGTAGCACTGCGAGGGCATTCTGATGACAGTCAAGTCAGACAAAACCGGGAAGGTATATCTGAACTACGTGGAGCAGTGGCTGGATACCATCCCTGCTTCTGAGTCAGAGGACTTCAGAGAATTTGCTGAGGTCACTCCATCCATTATTGAGATTTGGGTATATGCAGGAATCGTTGGATATCCAGGCACATTCACTGACCTAAACAGGTGGGTGAAAATGAAGTATAAGAAACTGAACCGCCGTGAAATACTTAATAGTGAGATTGCTGCTCTTCACGCCGATATACAAGAACTTAGAATGGCGATTACCTCAGGTGAAATCAAGGGCGATAATGGAGCCGCACGATTGGCTGCATTGGAGAAAGAGCTTAGATCGCATATTGAAACGTCTGACCGAATGAACCGTTCAACGGACAAGCGTGGCTTGGTACTTGCAGGTGCAGACCGAGTAATGCGGGAGATTACTGCAATTTTTAAAGACGACCCTCAATTCGCTGAGCCTATTGAAAATGCTATAAATGCAGTATGGGCAAAAGTGTATAGCGAGTTAAGCAATGCTTGATCTAGATCTGCCAGAACTGCCAGGTAATATCCCCAGCGTGGATGTACGCACACTGCGTTCACAGGGCACAATACTGGCACGATTGCCATCTATTCCAGGTGTCAGTGTTGAGAAGTTCTTTATGATGAGCCGTGCAGAAGAGGCAGCACGGATCGCAGCAGCAATTGGTATTGCTTACGAAGAAGATAGAAGGCGTGCAATAATTATGCGTGCAAAGGCTAGAGCAGAAGAACGTTTTGCACAACGCTACGCAGAGGGCAGACTGTAATAGTTACACTAATAAAAAAGTATTAATATGGCAATTGCAAGTTCCTCGTTAGCATTTAAGAGAGCGGCACTGATGACCGCTACGAAGGTGACAACGAAGCCACCTTCAGAAGAAGTACTAAGAGCGAGGGACAGTTTCTACGATTTCTGTTGCTTTATGGGTAAGAAACCCGCAAAGCACATGTTGGAGTGGCACAACGAATTATGCACAGGAGAAGATAGCGAATGTCTGATAGGCGTCGGCGGACCAAACACATCGATCCTCGCACCTCGGGGATCTGCGAAAAGTACTGTCCTTGGTTTGTTCGCTGCCTGGATGATTGGACGACATGCAGCTGCCAAGAAAATGCTGCGGATTCTGTACATCGCGTACATGGTGGACATTAGCCGTGCAAAGTCAGCAACTATCAAAGGCATCCTCACGTCTCCAAAATATCGCGAAGTCTTTCCTATGGTTCGACTATCGAAGATCAAACGTTCCGACGAATACTGGTCGATCGACTACGACTTCGCAGGAATTGACACTGCTGGTGAGGAAGCGTTCACTATTGCGTGTGGTGGTCTCAAAGGTGCTATTACCTCGAAGCGATCCCAACTTGTTCTTATTGATGACCCTATCAAGTCAGCTGCTTCCATTAACAATCCGGATATTAGGAGAGAGATGGAATCAACGTGGTCTAACGTTATCGCTCCTACCATGTTCCAGGGCGCTAGGGCGATCTGTCTTGGGACGAGGTTTCACTTTGACGATATCCACCAAACCCTTTTCGTACCTAAGAACAATTGGAAACAGATTATTCAGCAAGCGGTAAAGACTGATTCAGAAGGCAGGCAAACGTCATACTGGCCTGAATTCTGGTCAATGAAATACCTGAACGAGCGTAAGCAGGAAGATCGTGTCGCTTTTGCATATCAGTATCTGAACACAGCTGTCCGTAATACAGACGTCGGCATTTCACCAGAACTGATTGTTCACGGCGAAGTGCCTGATGAATACGACTGCCTAGGTGTAGGCATTGACCTTAGTGCTGGTTTATCGCAAAAGAATGACTGGACAGTATTCACACTTGGAGGAATCAAGGACGGCAAGATCTACCTGATTGACCAAAGACGTGAACGCACAATGGGCAACATCAAAAAAATGGATACCCTATGCGAGATGCTTGCTGATTGGAACATCCTTTTGGAAAACGATGAGGGTCAGTTTTTCCCAACGATGTCACCGTGCATGGTCTGGCCTGAAGCAGTGGCATACCAAACATCCTTTGAAGGTGACTTCAAACGCATTATGCACGAGAACCGTGCTTTGTATAACCTCACAGTTAGCCCAGTCAAAGGATTCAAAGGTGACAAGCTTGCACGCTTGAGAGGCGTATTGGGTCTTTACGAAGGTAGACGAGTTGTATGGAACAAGTGGCGTAAGTGGACAGTACTAGAAGAAGAGCTATTGAACTTCGGTCATAGTCAGCACGATGATGCTGTGGATTCAATGGTTCTTACTATCGGAGGTCTGTTAAGACGAGGAAATTTGCAAATTGATTACAATAAAGACAGTTTTGAATTGTAGTCAAAATGGCTAAGAATTTGGTTGGCAAAAATTATGCCGATATGGGTGATAAATATAGAAGTAAGAATACGAAGCAAGAATTCAAAGACGCTCGTCGTGAACAGCGTATGGCTGGCGATGCATTAGAAGCTAATACGTCAGTTGCAGCTGAGGCTAGCGATTCTGTAAAAGGAGCTGCTAGCAAAGCTAAGGGTGGAAGCTATCAAAGCGGGCAACAGCATTACTCTGGAGGTGAGCTTGTAGACACAGGGGCTCCTAGTCAGAGCTACCCGGCAGACGACAACAATCCATATACCAATGCCAATATCGCAGACTTTGACCTAAGTGCAGGTGGTGCTGGTGCCAAGAAAGGTACAGAACGACTGAGTGCTCAGGACATCAAGCGACTGAGAGATCAAGGCGGATTTAGCAGACAACAGATCGTTGACTACGCCGAGAACCATGACTTCGGTGATGGTCCTGGAGCATCTGGCGGAAAAGCACAAGCTCTTTTGAGCAAGTACAAAGATGCGATTGCAAAAAATCAAGCAAAAAATAAAGAAGACGCACCTAAGCCTGTCCAGGAAACATCACCTGCTCCTACCCCTGTAGCTCAAGAAACAGAAGGCTCTGCAGCAATTGGTGATAACAGTAATGCCGCCGGTCCTCAGCAAGCAAAAACTGCTGCTGGAGGTGGTACTCAACAAACTATTCAGGCTGGTGATGGTAATATCTCAGTTAATCAGCAGGCAATTGATAACTCACGCACCTACGGTGGAAGCAGCAGAATTTTTAACTATCAAGGTACAGGCGATCTAACTAAAGACACTCCTGTATCTGCTGCCACGACGGGAGGGTTTTTTGACGTAGATGACAGCCCTGCTGCAAATGCTGCAAGGGTAGATCGTCAATCTGATCAAAACACGGAGCTTCAAAAACAATATGAGAATCCAACCTATGCACAAGATGCAATTAATCTTGCAGGTCAAAATTCTTATATCAATCCTGCTGCTCTAGACAAACGAGTCTCCGCAGGCGCTCAAAATATGTTTGATATGTCTACCGTAATGGGTGCAAACATCTTTGGCGATATGTTTGCCAGAAACGCTCCTACCTGGAATTCACCGAAACCTGCTGAAAAGGTAGAAAAGCCTGACTTCGAAGCTTACGGTCAAAATATCATTGATAGTCTCTAAGTCTTATAGACTAGAAGAAAAGAGATAACGAGATGAATTCAGTAGATAGTGGCTTTCAACAGATCCTCACGGCTGCTAAAGAGCGTCGTGGGGATTTAACTGTTGATACGATGATCGTTAGTTCGCATCTAGCTCAGATGCGGATGTTCATCTTGCGCCGTGGTATTGAATTCTTTGCTGAGCAAGATAGCTACGGATACCGTAAGGAGTTTCTGCGCAAGGTATGCGAGCACAATATGCTCGACATGAAGCTCGACAGTATCGTCGATTATTTCCTGTGTGACGGACAAGGTTTGTTCTACTTCCGTCCTAGTGGTGACAACTATCAACTACTGTATTTTCCAAAAGAAAACTACCGTGCCTACCGTGACCAAGCTGGTGATCTAAACAGTGTTGTACTGACCTATAGCTTTAACGTACAAGAAGAGAAGGCAATGGAAGCCTTCCCCATGAATGATCCTGGAAAGCGCGGTGGTAAGAAGAAATATATCCGACTGAAGGTTTTCAAAGATCGTATCGAACAGACAATCTCAGACGAGAAGATTGAGTTCGAGAATGCAATGGGTGGCCCTGCTATGACTCAAATGGGTCAGACAGAAGTCTTAACCAACAGCCTTGGCTTTATTCCTGCAGTTGAAATTTTCAACTATATGGATTGCACAGGTGAGGCGACTGGTAACGGAGAGTTTGAATGGCTATCCAACCAGATCATGTACCACGACGAGCTGGTCAAAAACGTACGTAAAAACCTGAAGTTCTACGGCAATCCCACGCTTATTTCCAGCCGTCCTAAGCACGACATCATTGAGGCTGGTGATGAGAGCAGCTTCCGCCCCACCATTAGCTCCCAGGCGGGCTTTGCAGCGATGGGACGCAACAGCACGAGGGTTAGTGAACCCTTTGGGGGTACTTCCGCCTTAGACGGGCAAATTAAGGTACCTCGTGTTATTGCCAATCTTGAGCCAACAGACCGTATTAGTTACCTGACACCAGACAGTGTGAGTGGTGACCAGAATATGTACATCAAGCAGTACAGGCAAGAAATTCGTCTGGCGCTTGGCGGTGTGGATGACCTGGACATTCAGACTGCATCTACGGCATATGAAATCAAAACACTGTATGGACGTGTTGCGTCTACAGCTGAGAAAAAGGCACGTGCCCTATTCACATACGGCTTGTGCAAACTGTTTAGTCTAATGATTAAGCACGAAGAACGTATGTTCGACGAAAGCTTTGGTGTTGCTATGGGACTTAAGAAGCCTGAAATCCCATTGATGGAAGACTTCCAAGATCCAAAAGAGTATGAGGCGGCTAATGAAAAGTTCCTCAAGCAGATGGCAACATACGAAAAGAAAAAGACCGATTTACTAGGTGTTACACTTGAGTCAGGCGAAATGCCAAACGGTGTAACCGGTCTTATCCCCGATGGCAGCACAAAAGTTGCCTGGCGTTGGATGGGTGAAGTCTTTGAAGATAGTGCTGACGAGATACTGCAAAACAGCATCGTTGTCCGCAACCTCCAAGAAGCAGGTGTCGGTTCCATCGAAGCTCTCAAATATCTCTTCCCTAATAAAACTGACGAAGAGAGAGCAGCAATGATGTCCGGCTTCCCATTCCGGGTAGTCCAACAAACACAACAAGCAATCAATTCATTCGTGGGAATGCTTGGCAACCTTTATCAGCTGCCGCACCCACAGACGCCTGACCTCCCATTGGCGTCAGACCCCAACCTTGATCTAACAGGTTTCCTATATAGATCTCTTGATTATTTACGTAAGGAGTTAAGTTACAGTGGAAAGTACAAGCCAAGCAGTAGCGACACAGACATCGCAGAGCTCAGCGATGCCGACAAGCGTCGCTCCGCAATCGGCCGCCCCGTCAGGGATGAGCCAACAACCCAGCTACCAGGCATCACCGATGGCCCAGGCTCCGGTGGCGTCGGCCCCGCAGGCTTCGGCTCCGGCGGGCAACCCATGGCAGGAGGCGTTTCAGGCGCTGAGCGCAAGCTTGAATACAAGCAGCCCCTCCCAGGCCCAGGTTCCGTACTCGGCGTATCAGACGCCGACACCTCAAGCCAATACCCAGGCGCAATGGGCTTCAGTGCCCCAAACCCAGCAGCAAGCCCCGTATTCGGCTCCGGTGACCTCCAGTCCCCAAGCTTCAACCCAAACCTACTCGGAATCGGAAGTAACCAACCTGCTGCAACAGCAAGCCGCAAGCCTTCAGCAAAGCGCACCCGCCGTAAGTGACGGTTACCTCAGCCAGATCTCCGATGAGTCCCTTGAGGTTCTTGAGCACTTTGGTGCCGAGGCTCCCCAGCTTCTGAACACCTATGCCTGTGCCGTTGAGGATGCCCTCATCGAGCAAGTTCAGCGTGGTCAGTCCATGAGCCTGATGCTCGAAGCCGCTGGTGAAGAGCGTTCTGCAATGAACCTGATGCTCACCAACCCCGATGTGCTCGCTGACTATGTCAACGACTTCTTCGGTCCTGAAGGCCCCTACCCGACTGAAACTCCTGATGAGACTGCTGCTCGCCAGCAAGAAGAAGCCCGTGCTCAGTTTGAGCAGGAAATCATCGCTCAAGAGCAAGGTCGTGTGCCTGAATCCTTCCAGCGTCCCGAAATGGAAATGCCTACACCCGGTCGCCAGGTGAACGTCGCCAACGACTTCTGGGGTGGCTTCAGCCAGCTGATGGATCAAAGCCCTGAGCAAGCTTGGCAGTATCTGTCCCAAGCCCCTCAAGGCGCTCTGTCCGCCAAGATGCTCGTTCAAGACGTCTGATAAACAGTGGGGTCCTTAATTGGACCCCTTACAATATAAGTATTGATTAGTGATTAGAAATGCGCGTATCTCCTTTTACTGTTGCTGAAGAATCCCTGGGTGCATCTTCCGCGATGCGTGGTCTCGGTGGTATGGAAAGAACTGCCGCACCCAAAGGACCCAATATGTTTGACGGAGGTCCCGCCTCCAAGGTTGGTGAAAACACACAGCCTTTTAACAATGCACGGATGATGCAGCAAAATGTTCTGCAAAACACCAGTGCTGCTGCTCCTCAAGCACAAGCCAATGCTGTACAGCAGTCTCGCAAAATGAACCTTGTCGAAGACAATGCAGAGTACAAAGCAAACCAAATGCTTGAAGGGCGTAAGTCTGAAATTCTGAGCGTGATGAATGCACCTGCCACTCTGGCTATGGGCAATATGTCACCTCCGCAGATGGAACAATTCCGTAGTGATATTGCTACTGGAAAAGCTATGGCTATGGGCGTGAATCCTGATCTTGTTCAGAATCAAATTTCCGAGCAACGTTACGCTTAATTTACTACAATAATAAATAGTCGTAGTGATTAAATACCATGCGTCTTGCTGGTGAACAACCTAAGGGAGACCCAGAAGTTTTCCAAACTATCTGGAAGCACCTCAAGTCAGATGGTATGCCCGATCAGGCTGCAAACCAACTAACAGCCGAAATGCTCACACATGGAGAGGACATCGATTCCTCTATCGAAAAGTATGAGCGTTACTACGACAATTTCAGGGAGCGGGGATATAACGAACATGCCGCACAGGCTATGGCAGTAGAGTCGTTAGAAGGTGGAGAAGAGCCTAAAGAGAGTACGCGATTCGCAGGAATATACGGCAGCTAATTCACATTTAGGGTTGCAAATTAGTAGAATAAAGGTTATATTTAATATATACCCAAAGAGAGCTATATGAGTGTGAAACTGTCAGGTGATTCCGTTCGATCTTACTTACGTGATATCGGACGGATTCCTCTTTTGGAGCATGATGAAGAAATCCTGCTCGGAAGACAAGTCCAACGGTTGATGGAAATCAAAGCCTGTGAAGAGCTACTTGGCAATCCAACAAAAGAAGAGTTAGCAGCATCTTTGGAACTCACACCAAAAGAACTTCGCAAACTGCTACGAGACGGTGAAAAAGCTAAAGACAAGATGGTTACCGCTAATCTCCGCCTTGTTGTCAGTGTCGCCAAGAAATACACAAAGCGGAATATGGAACTCTTGGACATCATCCAAGAGGGGACTATCGGCCTTGTCCGTGGCGTGGAGAAGTTTGATCCTGGGCGTGGCTATAAGTTTAGTACTTATGCTTATTGGTGGATTCGGCAAGGTATCACGAGGGCCATTGCGGAGAAATCGAGGGCAATACGCTTACCAATTCATGTTACAGAGAATCTCAACAAAATTAAGAAAGCCCAGCGTGAACTAAGTCAACTCAACGGTGAAATACCAAGTGTATTCCAGTTGTCTGACTATCTGGGATTGCCTGTAGAAGAGATCAAAGACTTAATGTGCAAAGCACGGCAGCCAACGTCACTTGAAATCAAGATTGGAGAAAACCGCGATACGGCTCTTATAGATCTACTAGAAGACGAAACACAGCTTCCAGACACCCTATTGGAACGTCAATTCATCAAAGAAGACATCCGCAAGCTAATCACCGATCTGCCTGAAATGCAGGCAGCTGTAATATCAATGCGTTATGGAATTGGCGAAGAGATTCTTGAACCTATGTCAATGACAGCGATTGGGCAAGTATTGAATATGTCTCGTGATCGAGTACGGACGTTAGAGCAAAAAGGTATTAGGAATCTGCGTGAAGCAAAAGCAGAAATAGGTTATTACTTGTAAATTACAATAAAGAGAGGATCGCCTATGAAGTAATGGTTAGCGTTACACAAGAGCAAAATAAAAATAGACAAATCTACGGCGGTACAGGAAGTAGTACTCCTGCTTATCTTGCCGCCAGTAAAAACTTAAATTTTGCTGTTGGCTCAAACAGTATGATTAACGCTCGGAGTGAGCGGGTGACAGCTATTCCATATGTATCCAATTACAAGGACTCGGTAGGTCTGTTTGGCACTGAAAATATATTCCTAAAGGTAGATCTGGATATTCAAAATACTACAAAGGTATTTGACAGTTCTGAAATTCTCAACGGTGATTACTTTGAAGCTAACACGTTGAATATTTCTGACCCAGGAGCCCCATTCTGGGAGGCTGTACTGTTTGATTTTCAACAAGACCTTTTTATTGAGAATGAGTACGAAGCAGCAGACGTAAGTACACAGTTTAAGTTTGTACCTAATGGAGTTGTGCGCGTAGATCTGGAAAACTTAAAAACAGGAAACCGCTACATTGATTCCTGGTTTGACGTCCGGTTATATACAAAGGATCGTCAAGAGTATGCATACGACACGATGTATGTTGGTGTCAATGATTATTTCTATATAGGCTTTCACGCCCGTAATACAAAAAGACTGCCATACAACGTGCGTATGACAGTCGGTTCAGAAATTATTTCAAGTTATGATTTGACGTCAGAGCAACGTCAGTACCTTGTTAGCTGACAGTAATGGTTCCACCCATATTGGCGTGAATAGAGCACTGATAGCTAAAAGTACCTGCCTCACCAACCGTCCAAAGCATCACACCATTTTCAATTTCAACGCCGTTGTTGTAAGGAGTTGCTTTAGTGGAATCAGTGTAAAGACGGAAGGGATGGGAAGGGGCTACAGCTGTAAAATCAAATGCGACAGTGTCTCCTACTGCAAATGCAATGCCGGGACCATCAATCCCATTGAGGGTATAGACATTCTGAGGAAGTTCAGCTGTACCAATATTGTTGACATCAACAACATAGTTGAAGTTTGCAGCTGCAACACGTTCAGAGAATGTAGGAGGGGCAGGAGGTGCAGGAGGTTCAGGTAAGTTACCGATAGTGCGCTTCAAAACAGAGCCACCGGAGATTTTAGCGAACTGATATTCATGAATAATGTCAAGACTATCAGCACCAACAACAGCAGCACGCTCAAGACCGCCTTCTTTCGGGAAGGTAAATGTTCCGGAACCATCGTGACGGATCTCCACAGTCATATGTGATTTCGCACCTGGCAACACAAGGCGAACCATTTCGCCATTATCAAGAGGGACTTTAAAAATAGCTGCGTCAACATAGGCAACTGTTCCTTTGATTCCCCACCAGCGAGGGACACGATGGAAGTCGCCACCACCCTTCGGAAGCACAAGCTTCATAGTTCCCGAAGAGCCAACAACTTTAGAGCCGCCCTTGTACGTAAGCTTATCGGCCATTAGATTAGATTGATACCTGTTACTATTTTAGTCAAAGTTTACTCAGCCCGTTTCTTCCAACGCAAATTATTTGCTGTATTGTTGAGTTTATTGCCATCAATATGGTGTACAACACAGCATCCTTTCTTTCTGCCATAAGGAGTAGGAGGTGTACCAAGAAAGGCAAATGCAACTAAGGTATGAATAGGTACAGTTACAAGCTTCTTTCGACCAATACGTTGAGTTAGATTTACAACGTGATAACCAGTCTTAGCCGTCTTGGCTTTTAAAATACGCTCAATAGCCCCCTTAGTGCTTTTAACTTGCCCCTGCTTATTGACATAGTATTCAATACAACATTCATAACCAGGAAGAGTGTGGACGGGTACCCACTCACTGCTATCAATAAAGTCCATCTCTATTACCAAGTATTCTTGGGTATTCAGTAATAAGTATAGCAATTATTACTACTATCTATATATGTGGCTAAGTCGAAGTCACTTATAAACCTTTTAGCTTACGGAGTTAATCCACATGTGGATTGATAATGATTTTCCGAAGCTTCTTGGTGCAGAACTGTATCGTCCCCACCCGGCCTACATCATTGAGATGGCTGTCGAGCCTGTGGTGGTCCACGATTTCTCCAAGCAACCCGGTCAAACAGTGCAACTGGACCGGTATCGCTTCTGGGGCAAGCCTGGCACCAAGGAGTCCCGTGAGCGGACCGCCGACCAAACCCTTGGTACAGCTTCCGCCCGCAACATCGTGAAGGACAAGGTCCTCGTGACCCTGCGCGAATACACCGGTCCCGCCGACACACGTGATTCTGCTCAGCCTTCCACCTTCAAGGTCGCTCGTGAGACCCTGATTACTGCCCAGCGTCTTCTGCTTGACACTGGCAACCTGAACGTTTTCCACCAGTCCATCGGTAGCCTGACGCTGCTCGATGACTACCGCCGTTGGCGTGACCGGGTGTTCGCTAACGAACTCCTGAAAGCCGAAGCTACTGGCGCTGCCAGCAAAGAGCAAGGTGGTTACTACCTGCCCGGTGGCAAATCCAAAGGCGAATCCGGTGGCACCCTGGGCGTGACCTACGCCGAAGGCGAGTCCGCCAAGTTCGACGTCACCACTGACCTTCTCGAAGTCGTTAAGGACATGCGTAAGCGCAACGTCCCGACCTTCGCTGATGGCTACTACCGCTGCATCGTGGATCCGACCGCGATGATGCACCTGCGTCAGAACTCTGACTTCCGTGAAATTGCCCGTTACCCCGGCAGCGGAATGATCAATCCGATGCAACCCAACGCAGCCCCCAACGCCAACTTCTACCAAGGCATGGGTCCTGCATACGGTCAAGCTGGCTTTGTTGCTGGTCAACCCGTGATGCCGACTGGCTTCCTCTTCGAGGGTGTCCGTTGGTTCGAGTCCACCAACCTGCCCGAGACTTCCTACAACCTGGTCATCTCCGACAAGGCTGCTGGTGCTGCTGATTACGGCGCTTCCCAGCTGGTCTTCTTCGGTCCCCAAGCCGTAGGCGTGGGTATTGGTGGTAACAACGCTCAGATTCTGCTGAACAACAACGATGACTTCAGCCGTTTCATCATCATGATCTGGAGCTTGTTCGCCGGTTTTGAAGTGCTGAATAAGGACTTCATCACGGTTGGTTACTCTTTCGTTTACTGATAGGAGGTAACTAACAATGTCCGTGATTTTCCCCGGTAACTATGTAGCAAACCTGAACGCTTATCGCGGTCAAGGTGTGTTTGCTGTCCCTGGTATTGAGTTTTATCAGGTTCGTGGCGTTGCCATCGTCGATTCTGACGTGTCTGGTGCCACTACTCTGAATCCCGAGATTCAGTCCCCCGACCTGCGTCAGGATGACAAGCCTCGTCTGAACAAGGCTCTGAGCGTCCCTGCAGGCGCCACCGTCTATCGCACTGCGATTCAGACTGTGAACCTGTCCACCTCCGGCACTAACGCCGCTTCTGTTGCTGGTCTGACGACCTCCACAGCCGCCGCTTCTGCCGTTGCTTCTGGTGGTGCATTCCCCGCCGCTGGTGATGTCTCCGACTTCACTGGTCTGAGTGGCGTGGGTACTTCTGCTGAGTCCAGCGAAGCTGCCATCACCGTTTCCGCCAACACGCTGAACATCGTTGATCCCGCCGACACCGCAATGGTGATCGTTGAGGTCTGCTACTTCATCGAAGGCGCTGCTCCTTCTACTGACGACGTGAGCGTTCCCTACAAGACTGAGTCCGGTTCCGGATACTGATCTTAAGTAGTTAATCAAGGCCCCCATTTGGGGGTCTTTTTTTATGGCTATACTGGGGTAGTGTAGTCAACATAGACATGAGTAATTTATTCCAAGATAAAAACACAGGGAAACTGGTTGAGTTTATCAATAAGCACGACAAAGAATATGCAATGGTGCGTGATGCTGGTGGAAACATTACCTACGTGAATATTGAATCACTTGTGCCCTACGACAAAGAAAAAGGTCGTCTTAGTAAAGTTACAGCTCCTCAAGTGGCTCCTGAGCCTGAGGAAAAGCTTCCTGAAAGTGTGGTTCCTGTTGAAGATACAAGGTTGAATTTGAATACTGCACCTGCCGAACAGATCGCTAAGCGGTTGCCTGGTGTTGGATATGCAACTGCAAAACGTATTGTTGAACTTCGTATGTCCCTGTCCGGTGAGCGGTTTGCAAATCTCAAGCAACTTGAAAACATTCCCCGTGTCAACTGGGAACAGCTTATTGAAGAAGACCTTATCTTCATTAGTTAAACTAGACATAGTGTTACTAGAAAGATAGATGCTGTCACCGGAAGAGCTGCTTCTATTCAAAGCAGTTAAAGACGAGCAAGAATTTCAGGATTCGCTGAGCCAAGCAGGAATGGTTGGTGGCATTGGTGGTGCTTCATTGGGCGCTCTTGGTGGTACTGTTCCCCACAAACTTGGGAACGCTCTTAATAAATTAAAAGGAACTCAAGCCAAAACAATTGCTCGTAGCCTAAAGCCTGGTTTCAGAATGGCAGGTGGCTTAACGGGACTAATTCTTGGTGGCGGCCTTGGTGCAGGAATGGCAGCACTAATGAAAAAAGACTCTGATGCAGGGCAGCTGCTAGGAAAGATTCAGGCTCAAGGCGGTCAGCTGGATGAAATGGATCAAATGCAGCTGGGTAAATTGCTTGGAGAAATGTATAACAGCCCATCGCAATTTATGTAATGGAACTAGACGATTATCTCAAATCTAAAATTAGATTCCACCTGGGTTACAACAGTGGAGCACAAATGCCCGCTGGTGATAGAGCACGCCTAGAAGAAGCAATGTCACTGGTGCCTGATGAACTGTGGCAAAGTCAGATCGTCTATCACATCAAACGTTGCGATAACGCATGGACAGTCTCTGCATATTTCCCAGACGACATCAATGAAACTGGTGGATCAGGTATCGTTAACTTTTCACGTCAGGAAGTAATTTCAGGAGACGTGCAACGGACGATTTCACAATCTGATCCGCTAAAAGGCGACGAATATTTCCGTGAGATTTATCTTCGTGAATGTGACCGATTAGCCGAAACTTTATATGTTGCGAATTATCGTCGTCCAGAAGTTCGTCGATATGCATTTGATAGATCTGGTTCTGAATTTATTATGGCAGTTCCTGGACCAGCAGATACAGCAGTTGGTTCAAGAATTACGCTCAGTCAAGAATGGCGATAACTGTAGAATAGTTTTAGGAAACATCATTCATAGTTATGCATCACGTTACCTCTCACGGTGCACCTAAAATCACTATGGATAGCAAAGAGCGTGACTATCAAGAGCGCCTTCGCCAAGCCACAGCTCAAAGCGATGGCAATCCAAACGTGATGGGAGTACAAGCCTCAGCTCAAACTAGCAATGTGCAGAATGCTCCGACAGAGCCTGCTGTAAATAAGACTGCTGATGCTGCATTAGGCACTTCAATGACTCAACAAGCTCAAGAAAATCCTGATCAGTTTCAGACGGAAGCATTGGACAGGCGTCTTGCTATGTACACTCAAGCCGCTAGCAACGCTGGCTATAGCTTGAACGATCGCGCAAATACAGGGAGCATCTGACAATGGCTAACGATAAAAAGCAAAATGCAATGATGTTGGACCCTAATCGGTTCAAGATTGCACAACAAAACTCTGTGATGCCAGGTGGACCGCCGAACCAGCAAAACAACCCAATGAATGTCACGAGTTTTGGTCAGCAGTCAGCTAGCCCAAACGGTGTAAGTCAGCATCCATACGGTGACACAGGAAATCAATATGCACAGATGGGTGCGGATGTATTGAATCCAGCAATGGTCAATCGTTCAAATCTCCCTCAAAATATGCCAATGGGTCGAGGCCAGAATGCTGGAGCACCTTTTGGAATGCAGCAACAGCCCAGCGGCAACGCACAAGAACCGATGGAAGGGATGCGTTTGGGCGGTGAAGCAGCAGCAAAAGGCCTGACAGCAAACCCCTTTATGGGAGTCACTGGCAGTGCTGCACTTATGCCTGGTGCTATGGATCCCACTATGCCTGGCACTAGCTCGCCTCTTGGCGCAATGCCAACTATGCAGCAAGTTGTTGGCGGAGAAATGATTCCTGGATCTACTCCTCAGAAAATTCAAAAGAAAGGTAAGAAGTAATGGCAACAACCGCAACTAATAAGCAACCTCTGCTTATCGACCGTGTATTTCACAGCGCTGTCGAAGGTAATACCTTGACGTCTGGTTCTGATAGCTCCCTTGATATTCTGGGAACTAACCAGTCTTCTGTGCTGGTTGACTGCACATCTAATGATGGTGGCATCGTTGAAGACCTCTACGCCATTTCACGTACAGGGGCAAGCGCCACTTATAAGGTCTTGTTTTATCTAAGCAGTTCGTTGGATTACCTGCGACCTGGTGAAGGTGTCTATGTTGGGCAGCTGGATACAGACACAACAGCTGGCGTAAAAGTTTCAGCTGATTTGTTCAGCATCCTTGCACCTGTTCCACACGTAGGTACTAGTGCACAAAGTAAAGCGTTGTATGTACCTAAAGGTAAAGCTCTGTGGTGCACACTCCAGCTCTCAGGTCCTAACAGCACAAGCGACACCCCCATCATTGGAGCTCAAGGCGGGTTCTATTGATGCCTAGAAAGAAGAACGGATACGGCAACTTTGGCGTCTCCGGCTTCAACGGTATTAGTAAGTCGGTCAATAGAGGCAAAGGTTCAAAGGCGCTTGGGCGATATCCGTCTGAGCGTCGTTTTGGTTCGACCGTACAGCGGTCGGCTATTGAACAGTTCAATGTTGATAGCACTTGGCAAAAGTGGCGTAAGGGATTGGAATATTATTTCCAAGGTGCATACTTAGATTTCAATAAAACTGACGCAATCTTGTATCAAGGAACAGACTACGAAATACCTGTCACATTTGACGGATATAGGTTTGCTACTAAAAATTCTGATAGCAGAACACATTACTGCATTCATAGAACAATTGATCAAAACAGACAGCTTGGTTTTATTACTGAGCTAGAGACAAACACGACTGCATACCCGGAACAATATAAAAACAGAGAGATATTCGCAAAAGTAATTGCAACAAAAACGCTTACATCAGACGATATGTTGCTCCGATCAACCGGGGAACGAATTACAGATGGAGTAACCTCTGCCAATATATCCTGGATACTGACTGACGAGAAACGTCCAGCCGTTTATATGGGAAAAAGTCCAGCTACTGGATCGACAGTTACTATTCGAGTACCGCTGGATGGAGTTAAAGCATCAGATTACATTCAGCAAAATAGTGGCAATTTACTTTCACTTGTAGGACAGGCTGTCTATATGCCTGACTTTCTAATTGAAAGAGCAACTAGTGTATTCGACGTATTTACGGATGAAGCTGAATACATGAATGTAGAAGTAGCTGATTTAGTTGCTAATACAAGAGTTGTCATCCTGGATAATAAATCAAATCTGCCACCTACTTTAGGAGATGTAAGTGACCTTACACCAATATTCGAGACAACCAATACGACTGGCAGATTAAATGGAGCATTTGTCTTCAAAAAAGACATTTATCAGAGGTTCTGGGGTCAGCAGTATTTAACAGCTGATTTGATGAAACAGAACGTTGATAGGCTTTCATATGCAATTCAACCTTGGATTATTCAGTCAATATTGGTTGATGAGACCAACAACAAGCTACAAATTGATTCTGTGCCGTTTCAATCTTCAATTCGATTGTTTAGCCCAAAAGCTTCAGAGCGGTATATTGTCTTTTCAGACAACAGTTTTACAAAACAGTATCCAGATTATGATAGCGATGGAAACTACAATCATCAACAAGGTTTACCTGGAGATAAAGAGTGGACAAAGCTAGATACAGATATTGACCCGTGGCAGGACGAAATATTTACGAGTGGCACTGCGCTGACATTTTCTGATCTTTACACCTGCAGCTGCCCTGATTATTTGCACGCAATCATCAGAAGTCCTGAAGTATATAACGAAGTTGGTGGATTGAGTAACAGACAAGAGCGACTACCTATGCCAACAGCAAAAGGTGCGAATGACTATGACATTGCAGGTATAGCAAGAGCTGCTGGTATTGCACAGACCTGGGCAACAATGTCGTATCGAAAGGGATTCAAGTTGTGTAAGCACACGATTGCATCAATGTTCATCAATAAAACACGAGTACAGGAACCGAACACATTCCCTGCTTTTGATGCAAGAGAAGAATTTGAAACAAGACTTGCCAAAGACATCAATGAAGTAGCTGATGAATTTAATGCACAGTTAAAGCGTTCTGAAATTACAACTGTCGAGGTGATATATGCACTGGCAGAAGCTCTTAATCTTGATGATGTAGAGCTTGGATATGTCCTGTTAACTAGTAGGTTCTAATTGAATACAATAAAAGAAGTAATGTAGAATGCGGTGTTGTGACTGTTTCATCTAGTAGTAACCAAACTGCCAGCGGATATCAAGGCATTATTGATGCATTCAACTTGATTCGAATTCAAAATGGTGAACTACGGCGTAATTATGATGCCAGCTATCAGGGCATCATTAGAGCTGTCCTTGACCTGAAGAAATGGGGTAATGCAACATCAGGCGAATTTCCACCTGGATGGGAAATTGAAACAGACGAAGATGGAAACATCACAGGCGGTGCTTGGAATCCCGTACCTGCAAATGGAACACTGTGGTTTGACCAACGAGTAGGACGCCTGTTTGTATGGGAAGATGACGGCTTTTACCAAGCAAATGGTGCTGACGGTGTGCCAGCAGTAGGTAGTGCTCCACCATCTCAACAGGTGACTGGTCAGCTTTGGTACAACAATACGACCGGCGCTTTATATATCTACGACGGTTCGAATTGGACTCAGATCACTGAAGTCACTGGTGTTGATACGTCTACATTGATACTGTCAGCCCCGACAACAACGTCATTTACTGGGTTTAGCGGCACAATTACAGATCCTACAGCTGTTACGCAGGAAGACTATAACCAGTGGTTGATTACAGCACTCAAAGCATTAGAGGCAAATCTTGAGGCCACCATTTCCGCTGACCCAATGCAGTACGGCACGACGTTGCCAAGCACTGGTACTAACGGAGCATTTTTCTTAAAAACAGACGAAAGTGTGTTGTATGTAAGGTACAACAATAACTGGCTTCAGGTCAGTCCTGATCAAGACATTGCTGTTGATCCAGTAATTACAGCATTGCAAGATGCAGATACTGCCGCTAGCAATTCAATATCATCTATTGAAAGTGATATTGCAGCACTGCAATCCGCTGTAAGTGGTAATGATACAGACATTGCAGCTCTGCAGGCACAGCCTCATCACACATATACAATCGGTACTGCTGCAGCAACTGGCAACACAACAGCTGGCGTCTACATAGTTGACGAGGCTAATGTTTCAACTGGAGTAACCATCAGTGGTGTAGGAAATGTAAGCATTAACGAGGATACAAACGGACTCACAATCGACATTGCAGCTGCAGAACAGCGCATTACCGCGATCGAAACTAACTACTTAACAAGTACGGATAAAGCGGCACTCGAAAGTGATATTTCTGCCATTGAAACTACAATTGCAAACTATGCAACAGTTCTAAGTGATATCAGTGAACTGCAAACAGATGTGGCTGGTCTGCCAACCTATGCAGATCTTGCACTCAATTTAGATGCTGACGGTGCACAGCTTTTTGGTGCTATTAACGTTCAAGATAATCGTATTAAAAATGTTGCTTCACCGACTACTGCAACAGATGCAGCAACTCGCGGATATGTCCTCGAACGTGAAAACGCAGTTCGGAACGACTTGGTATCTAAAACAGGTGGATCGGTAAGTCACATTTCAATTACTAACTCAAATGCTGATATTGCTGGTATCGATTATTCAGGTGCTGCAAATATGGGACTTGATGCTCTGAAGTTCCGGACCTATTCACCTACAGGCTCACACTTTGCCACATTTGGTACGACCACTACTCCGTGGGAATACAGCTGGGAATATGGGTCTGATGAATCGTTTAACTGGATTCGAAATGGCACAAGAGTGTTTGCCATTAATGGAGAAAAAACGTATGCAAAAGATCTAGTGCTTTGTGATCTAGCATCTAATGCTGATGGTCCTCAATTTAATAATCAAATTGACGTACGTACAAAACTAGCGCAGATTGATACTATTCAAGCATCGGTCAATGCGCTGCAAGTAGATACCCATGATCCTCACGTTTTCTATGGAGACACGGCTCCAACAGATGACGGATCACTGACTGATGGTGATATCTGGTTCGATAGCTATAACCTACGTTTAAATGTGAGGCACAGTGGATACTGGATATTCCCAGATCGAGTAGAAGACGTAAATTTAAAATCTGCGTTACATACCGCAGTCAATACTTCAACCGATTATGATACCTTAAAAACAAATCTACTGGACGCACTTTCATAAGAGTCGATTAGAATGTCTACATCGACTCAAGGGAATATGGCGCCGTTTAGTTTTCCGGACCCTAATCTTCAATCTACAGTAACCAACCCAATAACAGGAGATGTCTGGCAGTTTGTAGATGGCGTCTGGATGATTGCGGATCCAAATGATCCTGATGGAGGAGTAGATGAGGCTCCAGGTTTGACAGAGTCAGAAGAAATAACATTACTTAGATTAGAGATTCAGAACCTACGTAACGATATAATTGATTTAAAGGCAGAGCTTACATCTGCTTCTGTAAATAATTTCCTAATCTTGGAGTAATATGGCTTCCAAAAAAGTTTCAACGCTTAATGCGTTGACTTCGGCAGGGGATGACGACCTGCTGTATATAGCCGATACTTCTGACAGTGGTGCGTCTTATGCCTCCAAGCGAATCACTGTTCAGAATTTTCTTAACGGCACAGCGTCAGCCGATGGGCTGGCACAAGAGATCTCGGATCGTACATCTGGAGACACGGCTCTTAGTAACCGTTTAGATGTACTTGAAGCTGATCCCACAACAGCAACCGATGTTGCAGCTGCTATTGCAGTTGAAACCGCTGCACGGCAAGCTGCCGATGCATTGGCGCTGCCCTTAGCGGGCGGCACCATGACTGGTGACATTGAACTTGGTTCCGGTGGCGGCGGTCCAGCATCAGCGACACTTCCAATTAAATCTGTTGTTGACTTCGGTCCTAACTACGAAAACATCACAGTTTCGTTGACTACGACGGGGACCCCCGGTCAATTCTTTGCCTCCGATGATCCTTCTGCCCCGGGTAGTGATCATGTAGCCGGTACATGGGGAAATTTCCCAGGATCTATTGATGGAGTATCCATCGATGAAAACACCTTGAGGCAAGGTAATGCATTCACTCCTGGTAAGCGATGGTGGGCGTTTGGGTATGGCGCCAATAACATTGTTCAAATTACCCTTAATTCCACAGAGAGCTTTACCTCTTACACTCAATCGGGTTTTGACTACAACACCCCGGTAGTACATGGTAGTGCTGGCGGCGGTAGTGCTTCGACCCTCGGCGTTGATGGTACAGCTACATTTGGTGGTCTGGTCTCTGCATCTGCAGTTCCTACTTCTGATGAGCACCTGGTTAACAAGCTTTACGCTGACAGCCTGGTAGCCGGTGTAGACCTTTCTGGCATTGCTACTAATGCTGATGCGATTGCTGCTGAAACAGCTGCTCGTATTGCCGCTGATGCTCTGAAACTTGACCTGGCTGGTGGCACCGTTACTGGCAACATCACTGCTTCTACAGCTCCTACTAATGCTGGACACCTGGTCAACAAACAGTACGCTGACAACTTGGTCGCTGGTGTTGATCTTTCAGGTATTGCTACCAACGCAGCTGCTATTGAAGCACTGACCAATGGTGCACCCGAACTGCTCAATACATTGGCAGAACTCGGTGATGCAATCGGTGATGACGAAAACTTCGCCGCTACGATTACAGGTCAGATCGGCGCTGAAACAACTGCTCGGACAAATGCGGACACAGCACTGTCTGGTCGTTTGGATGCTCTCGAAGCTGATCCCACTACAGCTACTGATTTGGCAGCTGAAGCTAGTGCACGTGCATCTGCGGATACAGCACTGTCTAACCGTTTGGACACTCTGGAAGCAGATCCGACAACACAAACACTGCTTGATGCAGAAACTGCGGCTCGCACTGCAGCTGATACAGCTGAAACAAATGCTCGTACCTCTGCAGACTCAGCACTGTCTGGTCGTTTAGACACTCTGGAAGCTGATCCCACAACTCAGACTCTGCTTGATGCTGAGACTGCTGCTCGTATTGCCGGTGATGCTCTCCTCCTGCCTTTGGCTGGCGGCACCATGACTGGTGCTATTGAACTTGGATCAGGTGCTGGAGAAGAATTCACAGCCACAATCACCGGATCACACAGTTCGGGTTTGGCAACTGTTAGCAATGTTTATGCAAAGCCTGCCGGCGAAACTAAGTATCTGGTATCCGTCAAGGTTGAAAAAGGCACTGACGATACTGCCAAACTTTCCGCAATGTATATTGACGGAAATTATCCTACATCCGGATCAGGTACGGTTACCGGTGACGGCGGAACGGTCACAAATCCCGAAAAGGTATGGAGTGCACACCTTGAGTATGCAGAAAGCGATGAATTCGTCTTGGTGACATTCGACAATCCAGTCTTAATCACTGAGAATGGTTCTGGATTTGTTGGTGTTAAAGGTGGTATTGGTAACAACATCACAGTTACGATTTCCGATAGCCCAACTGGCGGTGGCGGTGGTAGTGCTGCAACTATCGGTGTTGACGGTACTGCTTCATTCAGTGGAAACATTACTGCTTCTGCAGCTCCGACAGCTAATGACCACCTCGTCAACAAGCTCTATGC